GATCAACAACAACGCCAGAAGACATCAGAGGAATGTATGGGCAGTAGAAGTAACCTGCGTCCATTTCACCATTGCCACCCTTGAAGCCGAGGAGGATTGGTTCCGTACCTTGGTCAAAGTAGATGTAGGTGTAAACCTTGATGTTGCCGTTGAGCGTACCAACCAGCTTGGTGTTGTTTGGACCGTCGAAAGAACCGGCAACAGCTGGTGCGAAGACTGACTTCGAAGCAGACTGGAGAACGGAAACAACGAGTGGGGAAACAACGATCCAGTTAGCTGGACCACGACGAGTCTTACGACCGATTTCGTTAGCGACCTTGTTGATAAGAACGCCCAGAACTGCGTGGCGATCACCAACGTAGTTAGGAACACCAGTGAAGGTGCCGTTCATGTCGAACGAGTCAGTTGTGCCAGCGAGAGCTACGAGGTCATTGATAATCTCGTTGTCGATTTCGGAAACAACAGCTGCGGAAAGCGATGCTGTGATTTCTGCTTCGAGGTCAAGACCATGCGATGCCTTCAAGTCTTGCATAGCTTCTGGAGTCCAACGAGCTTGGAGCTTACGCGAGCCAGCCGTAACGGTTTGCTTCAGAACTTCAAGAGTCAAAGCACGACCACCGAATGCTTCGTAGTCGGATGTAGCAGATGCAACACCGGTAGAAGTACCAGCTGCTGGACCACCGGAAGCTGCAGGAGCATCCGAAGTCGAGTAGAAGCGCTTCATCTTGGAGTTGTTAGCAAAGACTTCGTCACCAGCAGTGATCGAGTCAGCTGGACCAGCGATCGTACCTGGGAGGTCAGTAGCAGCGACTGTTTCGGAGAACAGGAAGCGCAGCGAGTAGACCAGACCAACTGGACCTGCCATTGGCTGGACGCCAACGAGTTCAGTTGCGATTGTACCAGGGATGATACGGCGGATCATTGGGATCACGATCTTCTGGAAGTTACCGATTGCGCCAGCAGCGTTAGTGCCTGCTGCTGCAGTTTCCTGCAGGTGTTGCATTTGGTTTTCCAGGACTGGGGCAAGAATCTTCTTCTTGTTTTCTGGCAGGCCTTCCAAAAGGGTCTCTTTTGTCTCTGCCCAGTTTTCGAATAGTTCCATTGAATATCTCCTTTTGGACTGTTACTGTGTCATGCCAGCAAGCTTTCTCAGATGAGAATACTTGTCGCCTGCGGCTGCTTGCTTGGCTGGAGTCGAAGACTCATCACCAGTTACTACAACGGATGCCGACTCTGTAAGCGCGGCCTTTGCATCTACTTCTGACTGTGCTGATTGATCTTTCAGAACACGGCCGATGAAGTGGTTGTATGCTTCTTCAAGACGGGAAGTTTCGACATTGGCGAGTACGAAAGCCATCTGTTCCTTCTTCTTGCCTTGTAGAGGCGTGAGGATCTTTTCGAGCTTTGCTTCACGAACCATCTTCGCTTGCGATTCCTCGAGCTTAGCGATGGTCTTTTCTGCGTCTTCGAACTTAGCGAGGGCTGCCGACAACTTCGATTGGATCGAATCTTCATCAACGTATGAACGGCTGAACTCAGTAGCGAAGGCTTCAAACATGCGACGACCGAAATCGTTCTGCTTGACAACTTCCAGGTCTTCCTTGAGCTCTTCAAACTCTTCAGTCAGACGAAGCTCAAAGAAAGCGTCCATCTTGTTGATGAGTTGATCAAGTTCTTCGGTAAGTGTCTCAGCCATTGCGTGCTTTTCTTCAACGATCTTCTCAGCATATTCTGCTTCGAGGTCACGGAAGCGCTCGATGTCGGCCTTGAGCTCTGTAACTTCTTCTTCTAGCTTCTTAGCAACGAAAGTTTCGACGTTCTCAATCAAAGAGTCGCGTTCGTTTGCCCACTGTTCAGCGATTTCAGCTCTCACTGTCATGGTTACTTCTTCACGTACTGTAGACTTGTAGGTCTCGACGGCAGAGGTCCACTGAGTGGAGATTTCGGCTTTAGCTTCTTCGCTTAGCAGCTCTGAGCTTAGCAGTTTCTGAAGGATTTCATCCATGCAGTTCTCCTTTATGTTTGGGTGGATTAGAGACTGGGGAATAGCCGTCTCTAACGGCTTGAACTTTACGCGTTGAACGTACGATTTTATTTATGCAAACGCGGAAAAGTTCATCAAAAATCAACGCTTTGGGCGCCTTATCTATCCTGTTCTTGTGAAAGCAGGATTAGTCTGTCGCCGTTTCAGTCGCTGCGGAATCTGCAGGTGGGGTATCGTCTGCCACTTGGGCACCGATACCAGCAACGTCCTTCATTTTTGCCGTAAGGTAGTTGTGAAGGTCCAACGAAGCCTCTTCTGGCTTGTCGTTGATCAGGTTGTTGAGCATGCTCTTGAGAGCTTCCTTGTTGTCCATGTGATTATCTCCTATGACTGTGAGTCAATGGGTTGTAAGGCTTTTTACCGGCCTTGATTCGGTTATTTCTGACCGAGTTGTTTCTCGATCTTGTCTTCAGCGTTCTGAACACCCCGCAGGGAAGCGGGGGTCTTTAGCTGGCGATACTTGTTGGTAGCTGCGCCGAGATTCTTTGTTAGAGATTCAACGTCCTTGTAGGATTTGATCTCCTTGATCTCTTTCAGCAGCATTACTCTTGAGTCTCGATCTTCATCTTCTCAGCAAGAGCCTTGGCCTTATCGGCCTTGCTCTTGTCCTTGAAGTTGAAATAGAAGACGCCCATGGCTTCTTCCATGTCGACCGTTTGGCCAGACTTTGCAAGCTCAACAGCGAACCAACCAGCGTCATCTTCCTTAGCCACGCCTACAGATGGGACGAGACCTTCAGCAAGCTTTCTGAGTTCGTAGAGCTGCATGATTTACTTCTTTGGCTTGTCGTCACCCTTGGCCTTAGCCTTAGGATCGGTTTCAGCGGCGGCCTTCTTGACTTCGACGTCGATTTCCTCTTCGCCTTCCTTCTCGACTGGCTTGACGCCCTTCATCTTCTTGCCTTCTTCAACTGGCTTCTCTTCACCGCCTTCGCCATCTTCAGCTGCCTTCATGCCGTCCTTGTGACCTGCGTCATAGACCTTCATGATGAGCTTCTCAAGAGCTTCGACGTCCTTGCCTTCGGCTTGCTTAGCGATTTTGGTAACGATCTTTGGGAGTTCTTCCTCTTCGTCGCCTTCGCCTTCTTCACCGCCCTCAGCGTCCATATCTTCGTCAGACTTCTTCTCAACGAGAAGACCTGCAAGCCTACGGATGGAAGCGATGGATTCCATCTTTTCCTTCTTCTTAGCCTTCAGGATGTCCTTAGCGCCTGCGAGTTCTTCCTTGTTCTCGCAATCCTTACCAGCGCGATTGCAATAGAAGGTCAGAGCCTTCATTGCCTTACCATGATCGCCGTCATGAAGCTTGATGAGAGCTGCAGCAATCTTAGCGGCCTTACCCTTGAAGGTACCTTCAGGAACTTCTGGCTTGGCGCCCGACTTTTCGTCGGCTTTGATTTTGTCAGTAACTTCGCCAGACCACTTCTTACCTTCGGTAATCAGGCCAGCGAGTTGTCTAAGTCTTAGATTGTCCATTATGATGCCTCCAGCATGTGGTCGTAAAGGTCGTCGAGGACCCGGATTGCTTCTTTGATTTTGCGCTCTACGTCAGCCGACTTTTGGATGGCCTTAGTGGAGTAGTTATCATCAGTGTCCTTCATGTGGCGCTTCCAGTTCGGAGACTGAACCACCTTCAACGCTGCTTTCAGATTCTTGTCAGCATCACCAATGTCTGCGTCGAACTCATGAGAGCCTTCATAACGCTCTGTGAGAACTTTCTTTTCAGCTGCTGGTGGAAGGCCAGCAAGCTTACGAAGTTGTTGTTCGTTCATTATTTCTTTCCTTTCGTTAGGGATGCAATGAACTTCTGGATTTCAGCTTTGAAATACTTTTGAGCCTTTGGATCGTTTTGCATTGCTTCTGCAAGATCCATCACTCGCTTGTCACCAATCGATTCACGGATTGCATCTGGATAGCATCCTGGACCAGAAGGTTGTGCAACGATGTCAAGGGTAACGAAAGAAAAATCTTCAACGATACCTTCGTGATTGACGTTACCAGTACCACGGGAAGAAACACCAAGGCGGAGACCACCAGCAACAAGCTGCTGCACGATCTGACCAGATGGGGTGTTTAGAACCTTGCACTTACCAACTGCGTTAGCGCCGTCCATCCAAGCTTCAGTGATAATGTGGGAAACATTCTTGAGGTCGATGGACAGATTGTCTGGGTGATTCAACTCCCCAGCAACGTACATACCGCCCTTAGCCTTTTCATTGATGAGGCCGACAGCCTTTTCAATCTCTGCTCTTGGGTACATGCGCTGATTTAGATTCTTCTGTTCAGCTGCCATCATACGACCAGCGAGATAGAGATTCTTCTCAGCGTCTCTTGACTCTACGAGCTTGCACTCATTAGGCGTGAAATGCTCGATTAGGATTTGTTGGCGCATTGTGGAAGGCTCCTGTGTGATAGATGTGACACAGCACATCAACCTGATATCTACAGAGTATTTATGGGGTTGAGCGGTATTTTATGCTGCTGGCGCCTCTTCTTCGCCCCCAGCTCCTGGTTCTATCTCAGTGTTAGGACCGCCTCCTTCTTCCCCACCTTCTGGAGCTCCACCTGCTTCTTCACCACCCGGCACCGTAATCTTTTCACGGTTTTCATAGATGGCAGGGTCATAGATCTGCTGGATTTCATCTATCTCAAGAGCTTCCTTGATGTTGCGTTCCTTCTTGAGGAGTGATTCGTTCATCAAGATTTCATCCTCAGTAAGACCGAGGAACTTAGCAAGCATAAAGCGTGGTGACAGATACGGAGTATCCGAGATAGACTTGAACGATGTAATGAGGTCCGTATTGAGAGCGGACAACTGATACAGCGAGAAGTTCTGTGGTTCAGCTAGCTTCAACGTGAATAAGTCAGGATCAACGTTGATGCCGGTAACTGCAAGATAGACCTTGAACTGTTCATCGAAGACAGTCTGGACTGCTGCTTGCAAGCGAATAACGAAGTTCGCGAAGATGCGCTCTTCCATGTACGCGATACCAACCTTACCGTCATTGAAGACACTGCCTGGAGAAGCAGAATCCTGTCCCTTCATGTAAGATGAAGGAACGCGCAGGGCCCGGAAGACCTTGTTGAGGAAGTAATCGAGTTCTGGGATTTCCCAGGTTGCACCACCTGGGAGTGTCTCAACGCGACTGCCTCGTCCAGCAGCGGTAGTAGGGAAGAAGTAGTCTTCTTGGATAGACT